TAAAGGAGAAAAAACGGCTCTAGTTGTCATGGTTTACGCTCCGTCCAGATACCGTCTGTCGATGACGTACATGAGCAATAAGGCCTTCTGCGTCACCGAAAGACTTGACCGCGCCGGTTGCGGGATGGCACTGTTTACCGCCGTCGCGTTATCACTCAAAAAAGTGTCCAGCGCATCCACCGCTGCCCGTAAGTCCTCCTTCGTGACGCCACAGGAGAGCTTGTCCTGCGAAAAACGGCGCATAGCGCCCGCCCACACATCCGCCCGGGCCGTATCGCTCAGTATTGACATCATAGTGTCCCTTTCTCTACGATGATCGCCGGGTCGCCCGCCTTCGACACGCAGATCTCGGCGGTATTCATACCGTCAGAATTCCGCGCTCCTCATAGATCGACCTGGACGGCGGCGCTCCTGCCGCCAGCAGGTCCAGCACCTCTCGTTCACGCGGCGTCAATATCATCAGCGGATTGTCGTCACGGGATTATCTCCCGACACATCAACACTAGATATTGCCGCTTGCCGCTGGGGTCTTGGATGCTCTCAATATCGAGCGTGTTGCCGTCCCAGATGATAACCATCTCGACGGTCAGATCGGTCCGATACCTCATTGTGACCCGGTGCGTAAGCGTCGCCTGCACCTGCTCCGCTCCCGCCAAAAATCGCTCTGCTCCGTCTGCTCCGGTGGTCGGGCGCACGTCCGCCCACACGACCGGATCGGGCGCGATGTTGCTCAACGCGCCCGATTCTTGCCCATAGGAATCGAGCGTCGTGCTTCGCTGTTGGAGTGTCACCCGATGGCGCAACGGCCCGATTCGCATGGTTCGCCTACATCCAACTCGCGCGGTCTAGGTTGATCAGGCCCCAAAACGCCAGCGGCAATTCGGACGTAATCGTCCCCACCACTACCGCCTCACGATTTTCGTAGAGATGGCCGGCCAGCAGATAGGCCGCCTGCCGATATTTCGTCGGCAGCACCGAGGCCGCCGCCCCATAGCCCGCCGTCCAAATAATTTCCACGCCATTGATGTCCGCCAGCGTCACGCTCGGCCAACTGGCGTCACTCGCGAGCACGATGCGCCCCGGCTCGCTGTAGGTATCGACGGTGTAATCAGACGCCGCGAACGTCAGGACCGCGCCGTCCTCGTCGGTATATTTGATGCTCGTCACGGTCAACAGCGGCGGATAGGGAAGCCGGATGACATTGCCCGGCGGCCAGGCGTCGAGTTTGGCCGTGTAGGTGCGGGTGATCAGGCTGCGGCCCGTTACCTCCTCGATAAACTCCCGCGCCGTCTCGACCAGACCGGCGATATAGGCGTCCTCGGTCGAATGATCGATACGAAGATGGATTTTCGCCTCCGCCGTCGTCAGAATGGCCGCAGTTGGCGCCGTTGTCTCTTTGACCCGCCCCGCCGGAACGTTCATGCGCTGCCTCTCTTCCAGGCCGACCCCGCAATGTCGGTCTTCAGGCCCGTGTAGCGGGCGGTCGCCAGTTGCTCAATGCTATAGCGTTCCAACTGGCCGGTGAGGTCGAACAGATAGCGCATCCCATCCGGCATGATGCGCCAGCAATCGACCGGATGCGGATGATAGGCCCAGGCCATGTGCGTGTGGATGGCTAGCAGCCCACCCGGCTTGAGCACCCGCACCAGCTCCGGCACCCATAGCCAAATCGCCTTGACATGCTCCATCGTCGAGCCGGAGATCACCACATCGAACGTCTCGCGCTCGAATGGAAATCGATACGGGTCGGTCGTCACCACGTCCACGTTTTTGCCCGGGCAGATGTCCAGTCCCTTGTAGGTCCAGCCGCGTCCCTCGATCAGCCCACGATAATTGCCGTTCCCGTCGAAGCTGCCCACGTCCAGGCAGCCGGCGTCGCCGCGCGGCCACTGCGCGACCATTTCCGTCATCGCCGCCAATGCTTCCGGGTGCATCAGACCGCCCATCCTCTCGCCCGTAAATCCTCCAGAAATTCCCGCTTGATCGCCGTCTGGCTATGATAAGTATCCTTGCCATCGACGTGGATATGCATATCCACCTGTTGCGCCCGCAGCGTTAACCCGGCGACGTGGTTGGCGTGATAACAGAGCCAGAGGTCGTCACATTGCCAGTAGCGCCGATCCAGGCCCAGTATCCTGGCGTCCTGCACTGCCGCCGCCGGCAGGAATAGGTTGCTACCCCACAGGTAATGGCATTCCTCGCCCGGCTTGGCCGTCTCCCGCTGCCAATAATTGCCAATAAAACGGAACCCCGCCCATCCCTGTACCGCACCCGCGTCGCGCAGCGCCCACCATTGGTCGAGCAGATAGGGCCCGAACTCGGCGTCATCGTCGATGGTCATAAACCAGTCGTAGCGGCGACTCAGCGCGTGCATGATCTCAAGACGGGCAAACGGGCCGCGGTTTTCGTCGTTGCGATAGACCGTCACCGGCAGGCCGCCGGCGCCGACGGTCGTCTCCACCAGCTCGCTCAGCGCCGGGTTGTTGACGATCAGATGCAGATCGAAGTCCTCAAAACTTTGCGCCGCCAGTTGCTGCAGCAACCGAGCCAATCGTTCCGGCCTCTGCCAGACGCAGGACACCACGGCAATCGTCATCCCATCACTCCTGTCCCGCCGGCTTGCCTGATTCCGGGCGACCATCGCCCTTCGATTGAATTTGCATGACGACCTCATCATGCCAATATACCCTGTCCACCGGCATGGCGGCATAAACGGCGCTGACAAAAACGAAATCGCCCCCGACATCATCGGGCCATGCGCCGGCATACGCCTGATAAACTGCGCGCCGCACGACAAAGCCGCTCATACAGATATGGACAAATCGCGGTGGCTTTCCCCACAACGCATCAGGCGGCAAAATCCCATGCTTCCCACAGTCGCCGCGCACCATAATCAGATCAGGATGATGCGCCTCCACGATGGCCTTGAGCTCCGCCACGAGCATAGGCCGGATGCACTCGTCATCGTCGTCGAGTATCCAAACATAGTCGCCCTCCACCTGCGGCGCATAGAGACCCAATTGCCGGTTGGCCCACGGCACGCCCCGCCCCACCTCGTCGATCAGCAGTGTCTGCACCCAGTCCGGGTCGGTCTGCGCGTCGAGGCTCGCCTGGTTGCGCGCCAGACTCTGCGGGCGTTGATAGCAGCGCGTCAACACCTCCAAAAAAGGCATGTTAGGTAATTTTTGTCTTGCGTGGCTTGCGCCGCTTGATTATGGCCTGTAGCGCGTCTGCCGTCTCAGCCGGCCCTGGTGCAATCGCGATCTCGCGCACGCCCACATTCGCATCCGCCCGTTGCTCCGGCTCCGTCTCCAATACGGTCGCATATCCGGCCCGGATCAGGTCCTCGCGCGTCTCCGCCGGCAGCGAATAATAACGCCCGCGTTTGAGCCGCTTCGAGTCGCCGTCCACGTTTACGATCACATCGGCCAACATATAGATTCGCCCGATCACCTCTGCCTCCGATTGTCTCCACGGCCACAGCCAGCGCCCGGCGTGGAAATGGCCGCACTCGATGTCAAACCGCCCCCAGGGGCGAATGCCCGCACGGATACAATCCAGCGCAAACGGCAGGTCCGGGGCCTGGTCCTCCGGTCCCCGAAACGGCACATATTGCAACGCCTCCCGGCGAAACAGCGTACAGCCGAAGCCGACGCCACACACCGGCCCCTCTCCCGCGCGTCTCAGCGCCGCCAACTCTCTAGGATACAAACTCAAGCTCATCCCCAGATTGCGCCCGCCGGTCCACTGCCACAAGCTTAGCACGTTCGAGCCATGTCGCAGGAGATACGGCGCGTAGACCACCGGCGATGGCGTCGCCCACATCAGTTGCGCCGCATCCGGCGGGAGCAGCATGTCGTGTTCCACCGCCAGCAATCCGTCATACTCGCCGTCGAGTGTGATCTGGCGCGCCCGCTTATACTTGATAACCACATTACGCATGTCCCGATTCGGATACGGATTGTCAGGGTCTACCACATACACCAATTCGCCGTCGAAGACCTGGCCGGCGACGCTGTCCAGGGTCTCCTGCAACGGGCCGTCGCCGTAAGTCGGCGTAAAAATGAGAAGCCTGGTCATTGCCTGCCCAATCTGCAACTTGTCCAAACGAAACAAATTCTCCCACGAGTGGATTCAGGGCGGGCGGTTGCTCTAGCCCGCCCTGAACTTTACATAACTCAGCCGGTCGGATGGGTTGCATAGATGATGGCCGCGGCCTGGAGAACCTTGAACACCACTCGATAGTAGTATTTCAGGACCACCATCCCATCAACCGTGTACGGGTCCACGAGGATAGTCAGGCCCGGCATCCGCCGCACACCCATATACTGGAAGTTGCCGAAGATCATGCTCTTGGCGCTGGCCGCGCTGGCCGCTGCCTTCGATGTGGTATGCGCCGGGAATCCCCAGAGCGCAGAACGGGACCCGCCGATGGGCGTCGGCACGAACTGGAAGTTTTCGCCGACCAGCCCCATGATCGCGCCCAGCGTGGCGCGGCGCATGATAAACGCGCTGCCCTCTTCGTAGCCGTCGGCCTGCTTGTAAATCAGTTCCGGCACCTCGGTCGCGCCGATGGCCGTCGCGCTGTCCAGCGTCAGCGCCGCCGTGCCGTTCGCCAAGGCCTCGGTGACGATCAGGTTGTTGTCGGTCTTCCGCAACCCCACGCCTACCCGAAATTCGAGATGCGCCATCAGGTTGCTGTCGTTGTCCATCAACAGCTCATCGGTCAACTCGATCTTCTTGGTGTACTTGACCAGCGTCATCGCCGCCTTGCCGACCGCCGGCGCGTCGCGATCAAACGTCTGGTCGTGTGCGTCATCCTGCTCAGACTTCGTCACGAACTCGCCGTCAGCCTCGTCGTCGGTCGGCACATTGACCGTGGTCCCCACGCCCGGAATCGGCATGATCGGCAGCACCGCGGCCAGCCCGGCCTCATCCCTGCGGGCGATGATGCGGTTGTAGTGCCCCGTCGGTACCAGGTTACCGCCGTCGGCTGCGGTCGCGATGTTCATAATGGTGTCGTTGGACGCTCGTTCCTCACTCATGCCGAGTTCCAGCTCGGTATAGGCTATGGCGTCCGCCGCGCGATATTCCTCCCTGGCGGCCTGCCCCATCTCCTCCGCCGCCGTGAAGTCTCGCCCGCGTGACCGGATGTACCGGCACATCAGGCTGGCCGCCGTGTCCCTGGTCGACCGCTGATGGAATGCCGGCCCGCTCGCCCCTCGCTGATGCTGGGGTGTTTCGACCGCGTAGCCCTCCAACCGTTCGCGCCGGTCGATTTCCTTGCCCAGCGCCTCGACCTGTTTTTCCAGACCGGCATACGCGCCGTCCTCGTCCTCGGTCAACGCGCGCTTTTCCTTGTCGGCGGTCGCCAACATCGTCTTGCATTGCTCGATCAAGGCCGCGCGCTCACGCCGCAGTTCGATAATCGTCTTCATGGTCGCATCCTCCTAGATGCTCAACAACCGTAATCGCCTGAGCAGGAGGTCCATGCGCGCCCGCGCCGCCTCACTGTCATCTGTACCGCTATGGTCAACGCCGTTGGGCAGCAGCGCCCGCTGCACCCAATCAGGCGCGTTCCGCAGGATGGACCGCAAATACGCGGTCGTGTCGAGGTAGGCCGGAAATGTCACCGGCGATACCTCCATCAGATTGTCGACCTCGATCAACTGGCGCACCAGGATGCCGGTGTCGTCCGTAAACCATTTCGCCCCTTCCGGCGCCATCGAGAAGCCGAACGACATCTGGTTGACGTCCCCGCGTTCGATCAGCACGACGGCGTCTCGGCCCACTTGGGTCGCCGGTGGTCGCAACTCGAAACCCAGCCCAGTCTCGTCCTCCCAGAGCCGCAGGGTCTGATTGGTCGTGCGACCCAGAACCTGTGCTGTATCGTGCTGCCAGAGCGCCCGAATATCCGGGTTGCGTTTGAGCGTCGACGCAAATGCCCCAGTCAGAATTTCCTCCTGGAAGTCCCAGAGCATCACGCTGCGCCGGTTGAAGACCGCCGCATACCCCGTGATTACGGGCTGGTCGCCCTCTGCGCGCACCTCGACGCCGGTCATCTCATAGGTATGCAACTCCGCTGATGGCCCATTGGGCGCATCGCGGCTGTTTTCCTCCTCACCGACCTGCGCCAGCACATCCAAGATCGCCTGCGCCGCGGCCTGCAACTTAGTTTCGTTTGCCCGGCTCAGCACCCGGCCTGCTCGTAGCTTCATGTCAAAAATCTCCTAGCCTGCCACCACGACGCAATCACACCCCCCGTGAGCGGGACCGTGTTTGATCTTCCTGACAATCGGCAGCGGATCGACCCCTTCCGCTTCCAGCGTATCCCCTTCTTCCAGGAACGCGCCCGTGATCGGAATCCGCCGCCCGTCGAGCTTTTTGCAGAGCGGGCAGCTTTCGCCCCGCGCCATCCAGCGCAGCGTCGCCACCCTCGCCGTCACATAGCCCAATACCACCAGCGCGTTCCCCGCCTCAAACGCCTGCTCCAACCCGGTTTTGCCCGGCTTTGTCGTCTCCCAATCGTCCATGCGCTGTAATACAGCGGCGGCGGCCTGCTCTTCATCCTCGGCATCCAACACGAGTGTGCGAAGTTGCCTCTCCCCACCCACGGCCCACACCGCGGTCAGATTGGCGAGATACTCATTCACCCACTCGGCCAGCGCCTCCGCGTCCACCTCCACCGGGTCGCCCAACTCGTCGCTCACGTCGGCGAACATTTGCTCGGCATAAGTCTCCATCAACGCCCGGAAATAGTCCGGCAACCAATCGCGGACATTCTCGTAAAATCCCTCCAGCCACCCCATAAAATCCTCGACGTTGCGTTTGCCGAAATAGCGCGGCACGGCGCGCCGGATGTCCGCTGCCTCGCGCTTGACTGCCCGTCCCGCGGCGTCCTCCCACAGCCGCACCATGCGTCGCATGGCCGCCTGCCGCGCCGTCCCCACCTGCTCCGCCCGCGCTTCCCACGGTTGGGGTTCGCTGACCTCCGGTCGTATTCTATGCTCGCCGTGCAAATGTTCGTCACTGCGGCCCGATACCGGCGCAGCCTGTCCCTCCTCGATCATGTTCAGCGGCACCAGCGGCTCGTCAAGACCGTCCAACGGGTTCAGGTCCTCCAGCTCGCGCGCCTCGTTGCGCGTCATCCACCCCGTGTTGATGCCCGACTGATACCCCGCATAGCGACTGGTTGTGTCACCTCGCAACAGTCCCTCGACGATATGCCGCGCAAACAAGGTCTGACGTTCAGCGGGCGTCAATAGGTCCCGATAGATCGCCTGCTCGACGCGCACCAGCCACGGGCGGAGCGTGTGCATGACGAATTCCAGACTCTGATGCTCGATGTTGCTAAAGGTGGCGCGGTCCAAATCGGCCAACATGTGCGGCGGGATCCGGAACAGACGCGCGATCTCCGTCACCTGAAACTGGCGCGTCTGTAAAAATTGCGCCTCCTCGTTCGGAATACCCAGCGCGTTGAACTTCATCCCCTCTTCCAAGATCGCCACCCGCTGCGCGTTGTTCAAGCCTGAATGCATCGCGGTCCACTGCGCCCGCAGCGCGTCGCGGGCCTTGGGATTCAGATGCCCTGGGTGCTCCAGCACGCCGCCGGGCCGCGCCCCATTCTGGAAAAATGCGGCCCCATATCGTTCGGTCCCCAGGATGAGACCCACCGCCTGGGCAGCCAGCCGGATCGGTTCGTAGCCGACCACGCCGTCGCGGCTAATCCCCTGCACTTTGTGGATCCGATACCAGGGTAGTCGCACCTCCTGTCCGCCGGGCAACCGATATTGCAACCACAGCTTGCCAGCCTCGTCGCGGATCGGGAAGCCACTGTCGGCTCGCAGCGGCCACAGCCCGCGCACCTGGCCCGCGGCGTCATATTGTATCTCGCAGTACGCGGTGCCCCACAGCGCCGCATGGCCCATTATCGTCTCGCGCAATTCCATGGCCGTTAGTTCTCCGTTGGCGAGATCGTGGAGCACGCCGTAGAGCGGGTGATCGGTGGCTCGTTCTTTGGCCCGTCCTCGCCGCCGGAAGATCACCAGCGGCAGACTCGCCACCGACTCGGCGATGATCCGCATGGCCGCAAAGACGGTGGTCGAACGCAGACTGGAATCTTCCGTCACCTTGACGCCCGCCGCGGTCATGCCGCCCATCAACGCGAACGACGCATACGGGTCCGGCGTGGGCGGGTCAACTGCCCGCAGAGAAGTGCTGAGCAAGGTGCGAAAAAAGCTCATGTGAGCCTCGAATTGATTCCCATGCCGATCACGATCAACAGCACGCCCAAATAGCCCAGGAGCCAGGGCTCGCCCAGGCCGAGATAGAGCGCCGCGCCCACCAAAATCAGTCCGATCCCGACGATGGCATCGTCCCAGCCGAATCTCATAGCGTCTGCAACTCCTGGCTATCGTAGACGCTCGGCGCATACCGTAATGCCCGGTCCAGCCCCATGATCCCGGCCACCATGCCATCGATCCGTTTTTTGCTGTTCGCCCGGTTCGCCGTCGCCTTGACCGGCTTCACGTTCTCCGCCGCATCGGTCGAGACGCGCAGATTGTCCGCCATCCACCGCAGCACCGGCTGCCCACCGTGGCCGAGTCGATGGCCCTTGACCAGCCGCAGCAGCTCCTTGGTCGGGTGCGACATGGACGCGTAGCCCTGCCCAAATTGGACCATGCTGATCCCCGCCGCGTCCAGGTTCTGCGAAATCTGCGTCGCGCCCCAGCGGTCGAACGCCACCTCCTCGATCAGATACAGCCCGTCCAGCTCGACGATCTTGGCCTCGATATGAGCATAGTCGATCACGTTGCCGGGCGTCGCGTTGAGATACCCGTCACGCACCCACGCGTCGTAGGGTACCTTGTCCCGCCGGCTGCGCTCGATCATGTTATCCTGCGGAATCCAGAAGAACGGCAGCCACCAAAACGGCTCGCCCTCCTCATCGGGCGGGAAGCACAACACAAACGCGGCGATGTCCGTCGAACTGGCGAGGTCGAGACCGCCGAAACAGATGCGCCCGGCCAGATCCGGCAGTTCGGGGAGCCCTGGGGGCCCACAGGCGTTCCAGTCCTCCATGGGCAGCCAACGTTCCTCCTGGCTCGTCCACTGGTTCAGGTGCAGCCGGCGAAAGGTGTTCTGATAGGCCGG